CCCACGGCCGCGCAGTCCTGACCACCGGCTCGGCCGCTGAGCCGACCCCACCGCAAGGAGCCCCACTGGCATGGATCTCTCTCTCCGAAAGACCGTCTACCAGAGCGAGGACCGGTCCTGGCTCGGGTCCTCACACGGCACCGACGCCACCGAGTCGATCACCGTCTACACGCCCGCGTTCACCCGCGCCGTGCACTACCCAGACGGCTTCGTGCCGTCCGGGATGCCGGTCGCCCTGATCACCTCCGGGCCCGGCGCGGGCGGCTACGGCCCGTACAACCCGGCCCTGGCCAACGGCCAGCAGCGCCTCGCGGGCCACCTGTTTAGCGCCGTCCCGGTCCGCGACAACGCGCCCGCGACCGTCGGCGCCGCCCTGCACTGGCACGGCTCCGTGCTGGTCAGCCGACTGCCCGCGAACCACGGCCTCGATGCGGCCGGCATCGCCTCAATCACCACCATCCGCTACCGGTAAGGATCCGACCCCGTGACGATCACCTATGACGTGGTCGAGCCCGCAGTGCTCACCGGATACGTCCGTGAAGTACCCGGCCCGGCCACCTACACCCTCAACCAATGGCTTCCCGACGAGACCATCCCGGACATCGAAGCCGCCTTCGACACCGCCATCAAACGCAACTCGGCGGCCAAGTTCCGCGCCTTCGACGCTTCCACCCCCATCGGAAACCGACCCGGCTTCGAGCGAAGCCGCGTCGCACTCCCGCCCGTCGGCCAACGCACCGCAGTAGCCGAGGAAGAGCGGCTGAAACTCGAACGCGCCCGCACCCAAGGCGACAACTCCGGCGCCATGGTGGACGCGGTCTACAACGACGCCGAAATCAACACCGGCGCCGTACTCGCCCGCATGGAACTCGCCCGCGGCGACGTACTCACCGATGGCCGCTTCACTCTCAGTGGTGAGAACGGGTTGACCCTCGAAGCGGACTTCGGGGTGGATCCCTCGCACCTGCCCACCGCGGTCACCTCCTGGACCGACCACGCCCAGGCCGACCCGTTCGAAGAGATGCGCGGCTGGGCCGACCTGTACACCGACGATGCCGGTGAGCCACCGGCATGGGCGCTGACCTCCCGTGCGGTGATCGGGCACATGCTGCGCAACGAACGCGTCCGGCAACTGGCCGTCGGCAACGGCGTCACCCCGTCGATGATCAGCCGAGCCCAGCTCAACCAGCTTCTCGAATCGTTCGAGCTGCCCCAGCTGGTCTCCTACAACACGCTGATCGACGTCGACGGGGTCGCCACCCGGCCGATCCCGGCCGACCGGATGGTGTACCTGCCGCAGGATCCCCGTACCCTGGGCGTGACCTACTGGGGCATCACCGCTGAGGCCCTCGAATTGATCGGCGGGACCAACCCGCAGCTCACCTTCGAGGAGCTGCCGGGCCTGGTCGGCCTGGTCATGAAGGACGGCGATCCGGTCAAAACGTGGACGAAGGTCGGCGCGGTCGGCATGCCCGTCATCGGCGAACCCCGCCGACTCCTGACCGCCCGAGTCCTCTGATGAGCGCCACCCGGCGGCTGGCCACCTGGGTCGTGCTCGACGGCACTGCATACGGGCCGCACAGCGACCTGTCCGCCGAGCAGGCCGCCCGGGTCACCAACCCGCTCGCCTGGGCCGACGACCCGCCGGCGAGCGACGAACCGGCGCCGGCCGCCCCGGATCCCGGGACACCGGCCACGTCAGCAGCGGTGCCTGTCCCGCCGCCTCGCGCCGGAAAGGGCTCCGGCGTGGAGGCATGGGCGGCGTTCGCCCGCCTCCATCACATCGAGGTCCCTGCCGACGGTGATCGCGCAGCGATCATTGAAGCGTGCGAACGTGCCGGCCTGATCGAAGCGGGGACCTGATCAGGGCGGCAAGGTGCTCACCCGGCGGTGATCTCGCGGGTCCGCGTACCGAGGCGCCGCGCCACGCTTGGCGCGGTCAGCGCCGCGTCGGCGGCCTGCGGGATCCGGCCGCTGTAGCCGGCGTAGGTGAACAGGTCCTGCAGGGCGGGCCGGAAGGTGAACGCGAGCGAGTCGGTCGTCTTGCGGTCGGTCATCGCCTCGGCGGCGTAGCCCTCGTGGAGCGGGCAAAAGGGTGCCTGTCCGGTCGGGGCGTTGTCCGGCAGCGGCGTCGAGGAGGAGAGCCGCCGCCAATGGACCGGCCCATTCTCCCCGTGCACGGCCGCGGTCAGGCCGATCCGCCAGTCGAGGCGGTGTCGTACCAGTGACCGTCGCTTGTGGGTGGCGGCGAACTCTGGGCTGTGCGCGAGGTCGTACATGCGGTGCAACGCGCCCGTGATGTCGTCGAGCGACAGCGTCACCCCATCGTCGGCGTTCTGCAGCGGGGTTGCCTGCAGCACCCACTGAAAGACGACCAGGCCACTGGGGTAGATCCGCAACGTGTGGGCGGCGCCCGGGGAACTGCCGGCCGGAGAGCCGTCGTCGGCGACGATGTGAACCCCGTCGGCTGCGGAATGCTCGATCCGGTAGGGCATGTCCGCGAAGAAGACCTTTGCCAGGTCGATCGCGCGGTCGACGAACTCCGGAGACGCCAGGCGCGCGGGTGAGTGGTTCGGGGCGACGGCCACGCGTACCCAGTAGTTGCTGCCGTCGCCGCCGATGTGGGTGGCTCCGGCGATGGGCGCATGGTCGACGACCAGCCGTGCCTCAGCCTTGGTGGTCAGCTTCGGCAGCCAGCCGAGCGTCACCGTCAGCGTCTTCTTGAGCACGGTGTCCAGGAGCGTCATCGTTGGTGGTTCCCGTCTCGGGATGAACGTCGTCGGCGTGACCGGGCGGATGCCCGTCACTGCGCGTAGCGAATTTTGACCGTACACCCGGGCCGCGAACATCCTGCGGCCCGCGCCGCGCGGGCGCACCGCCGTGTGCCAGTTTCGTCAGCCTGCTACCGGTGAGGAGGGCTGATGGAGGTCGGGGACACCGTAGAGATCATCTTCACCGCTGCCTCGGGCGCCGCCGTCACCGCGTCCTGGATCCGCCCGGACGGCACCGTCGCCGTGCAGGATCAGGCCGTGGCCGAGTCACCCGCCGGCAGCGGCCAGTACCCGGCCACGTTCCTCGGCGGCGTCAAGGGCACGTGGCAGGCGCTGTTTCGGGCCAGCGGAACCACGTCACTGGTCGAGCCGTACTACGTCCGGTTCCGCACCCTCGACGGGCCGACCCCGCTGGCCACGGTAGACGAGTACACCGATCTGTTCGGGCCGCTGTCAGCGGCCCGCGCGAGCCTGGCACGGGCTCTGCTCCGCAGCGCCTCGCAACTGATCCGCGACGCCTACCCGAGCGTGGACACCCGGATCGTGGCCGGTGCCGTCTCGGCGGACACGGTCGGGCTGGCCGTGCTGCAAATGACGGCCCGGGTGCTGCGGAACCCGAACGGGTTGCGGTCGGAATCGACCGGCCCGTTCACCCGCTCCTACGACTCCGAGCTGGCCAGCGGGCTACTTGCGCTGACGGCTGCGGAGGAAACGATGCTCGCCGGCAAGAAGACCGCGAGGCGCCGGGCCGGCACCATCTGGGCCCGGCCGAGTCATGGAGCGGGCCGTGTTCCCTGGTAACACCGAGCCGATCAGCATCGTGCACCCCGCCGCGCGGGACGCGTACGGTGACCCGCTACCCGACGTCGCAACCGAAACGGTCGTGCAGGACTGTTTGTTCGCTCCGGGCGCCTCCCGCGAGCTGGAGGACAACGCCAACCATGTGGCGGCCGACGGCACCGTCTTCGCGCCGGCCGGAACCACCATCACCGCCGTCGACCAGGTACGCATCCGGGGTGTGCTTTACGAAGTGGCCGGCGCCCCACGGGTCTGGCTCGACGCCCTCGTGGAAATCCCGATCCGGCTCGTCACCGGTTAACTCGGCCACCAGCACCACCCAGCGAACAAAAGAGAGGTGGTGCTGGTGGCCCGCGTCCGCGTGCGGTTCGTGGCGGACAAGAAGGGAATCGCCGCGTGCGCGGTCGGCCCGGAGCTGCGCCACGCCGTGCACGACATCGCCGCGTCGGCCATGCCGTACGCGGAGCTGATCTCCCCGGTCGACACCGGCGACTACGCCACCTCCTGGGAGGTGGTCGACACGATCGTCACCGACATCACCCCCGAGTACCCGATGGCCCGGGTCGCCGCGCAGCTGGCGAACACCTCCGAACATGCGACCCTGGTCGAGGTAGACACCCCGAACAGCCCCGGCCACTGGGTGCTGTCGAGGGTTCTGGACTGGATCGACGTGCTCGGCCACTCCGGGTGGGCGCCGTGACCGTCGCCCGGTACCCGGACATCCACCGGTTGCTGCTGGCCGTCCTCGAGGACCTCGCTGGCGGCCCCGAGCATCTCGGCACCCAAACCCCGGCCGGCCTGGCCGACCGGCTGCCGTTCATCCGGGTAGCGCGCATCGGCGGTCCCAGCGACCGCATCTCCGACTACGCCCGGGTCACCCTCGATGTGTTCGACGCGACCTACGTCGAGGCTGAGGCCCTGGCCGCGCTGGTGCACGAGTTACTGACCGGCACCCGCCTGCGCGCGGGTGCGGCGGTGGTTGACCGGGTCGGCGTCGATCAGGCGCCGGTCGAGCTGCCCTGGTCACCGCAGGTCCGCCGATTTCAGGGCCGCTACCTCTTCGTTAGCCGCCGCATCCCGCAATCGCTCTGACCCCATTCCCCCTTTTTGCCCGCGTGTGTGTGGGCGCTTCGCCTTGAGGAGGTGAGCGCCGTGTCGTATGCGGCGTTGCAGGACAAGAAAGCCGAACTGATCCGCAAATCGCTCGACGGCAGCGTGTTCGTCGCCCCGATCAGCGTGGCGTCGCTCGGCGCGATCACCACGACCGGCGGGGAACTGCTCGCCCTGCCGGCCGGGTGGGCCGATCTGGGGCACCTGAGCAGCGACGCCGCCTCGTTCGCCCGCGCGATCGACGTCGCGAAGGTCAAAAGCTTCGGCTCGACCGAGTCCACGCGCGAGGACATCACCAGCGATGTCATCACGATGGCGATCACCGCCCAGGAAACCCGACTACAGACCATCGCCCTGTACACCCAGGCCGACCTCGCCGCGATCAAGGCGACCGCCGGTACCGGTGAGGTCGCGATCGCCAAATCCGACCGCCCGAAGACCCGCGACTACCGCCTGCTCGGCCTATTCGTCGACGAGAACGAATACGGAGAAATCTACTTCGGACGGTATATGCCCAGGGCCCGGGCAACGGACCTCGGCGAACAGAAGATGGGCGAGGGCGACGACCCGATCAGCTACCCGATGACCTTCACCGGCTACAAGGACACCGCGGTCGGGTTCTCGCATCGCTGGCACTGGGGTGGCCCCGGCTGGCGCCCACTGCTCGCCTCGATGGGCATCGAGGAAGCCGCCACCTGATCACCGGCCGCGGACGACCGCGGCCCCTGCGCGCCCTCCTTTTCCTCCCCTTTTCCTTTTCTCCGATGGGAGCCATCGGCATGGCCGCTTCTGGCCGCCGTCGCGGCGGCACCGACCACGACCCGGATCCGGCGCCACTGGGCGCCTACGTCAAAGCCGGCCCAGACGGGCAGCCCCTGCGCCGCACAGCCGCGACCCCGTCCGAGGCGGTCGCCCTGGTTTTCGACGGCTGGCAGCCCGACACCCCCCTCCCTACCCCCGCCCCGGAACCCGGCCCTGCTCCGGCGGCGGCCGAGCCCCGCACCCCACCCACCACCTGACCGTCGCGCCGTCCCTGGCGGCGCATTGTTGTTGAGGAGACACCGCACGATGACCAGTACCGACGGCCACGCCACGTTCGCCCCGCCCGCCAACCCGTATCCGCCCGCCGATCCGTACCCGGCACCCCACCCCTACCGGCTGCCCGATCCGTACCCGTCCCCACCGGTCGCCGGGCCTGTGGATGAGGCTGTGGACAACGAGGTGGTGGTCGACCTCGACGGCTGGGAAAAGCCGGACAAGAAGCCGCCGTTCTCGTTCTGGCACGCCGGCCGCAAATGGCGGATGCGGGACCCGGGCGAAGCGGACTGGCAGCAGCAGTGGGCCGCCCGCCAGGATCCGCGGCTGATGATGCGGCTGCTGATCGACCCGGCGCAGCGCGACGCGCTGTTCTCCCGCGAGATGTCCAGCGACAAGCTCACCTACCTGATGGGCCAGTTCCGGGAGCACTACGGCCTCACCGCCGACCACCCCGCCGGTGACCAGGCCCTCTAACCCCCATGCGCGTGGGCTGCGCCTGGACACGGCCGACAGGGAACGCCCTCACCAGCGCCTGGCGGTGCGCGTCGGCGGCCAGCTGATTCGCCTGCGCCCGGCGCGCACGGTGCCGTGGAGCCTGCTGTTGCAGGCGTCCACGGACTGGTGGCTGTTCGTCATGGTGCTGGTGCCCGCCGGCGGCCGCCGCCTGGTCGAGGCGTTGTCGTGGGACCGGATGCAAACCCTGGTGCGGATCTACCGGATCCATCACGGGCTCGGGGTCAGCCCGGCCGAGGATCAGCGCCTGGCCGCTCTGATCGCCCGGTACGGGCGGGCGATCGAACAGGACCTCGCCGCCCACGGCGTCGACCTGCTCCAGCTGTGGCAGCAGCGCCGGTGGCGGCACCTGCTGAACCTCATCGACGGCCTGCCCCGGCATTCGGCGTTCGTGGAGGCGTTGTGTGACGACGACGACCTCGCCGAACACCTCGCCGCCCGGGACACCCCCGCCGTCGGGGATCGGGCGCGGATGCCGCTGTCGCAGTTCTCGCCGGAGTTGGAGATGGCCACCAACGTCTTTGACCGGCTCGGGGAGCTGATCCAGGCGGTCACGGCGGCCGCCGGTGCGCGCCCACCCAAGATCGCGCCCTACCCTCGGCCGCGGACCGCCGCGGACCGGGTCCGGCAGCGTCGGGCGGAGCTGCGCCATCGCGGCCTGGTCGCCCGGCTGCTGCCGCACGGCCCGCAGGCCGCCCCAACGCCGTCGCCGCGTGACCGGCGACCACAGGCCGGCGACCCGCTGCCACCGCCGCCGGGCTGATCACCCTCTCGTCGATGCGGGGTGGTGATCCGTGTCGTACAACGCGGGAACCGCATACCTGCAGGTCGTGCCCTCCTTCAAGGGAATCGAGGAGGAACTGAGCCGGCTCGCCCGCAGGCTCGGCCAGCAGATCGGCAAGCAGTTCGACGCCACCCTGTCCCCAGAACTGGCTGCGGCGGCACGGCGGGCCGCCGAGGACGGCAGCGGAGACTTCGAGCAGGCGGGCCGCACCGTGTCGGGCGCGTTCGTCGACGCCTTCCGCAAGCGCACCGAAAACGCGTTCAAAGCGCTCCCGGCAGTGCACCTGGATGCCGACTCGAACGAAGTCGACAAGGCCGTGCACGCCATCCGCACGGAGCTGGCCGAGCTGCACGACAAGCACATCGGCATCGCCATCGACGAGACCGAGGCCCTGGCCCGGCTGCGCCGGCTGGAACAGCAGCTCACGGACCTCGTCGACGGGAATCACTCGGTCGAGCTCACGGCCGACGCCGACACCGCCCGCGCCCAGATCTCCCGGCTGTTCGACGACATCAAGACCGAGCGGGCCAAGGCCACCGACGCGGCCGAGAAGCAGGCTGCCCTAGCCGCGCAGCGTGCCGCCGCGCGCAGCCGGCTCGACTTCGACCACGCAGGCGCCGACACCGCGGGCACGTTCAGCGAGGCGTTCCGCAAACGCGTCGAGGCCGCGTTCAAGGCCCTGCCCGACGTCCAGGTGACCGCGGACTCCAGCGATGTGGACAAGAAGGTCCACGCGATCCGCGCCCAGCTGGCGCTGCTGCACGCGCAGCGCATCGGCATCGACATCGACGAGGGATTCGCGGCCGAGCGGCTGCGGCAGCTGCAAGTCCAGCTCAAGCAGCTCACCGACGGCAAGCACTCAGTCAAGCTGTCCGCCGACACCGACACGGCCCGCGCCCAGCTCGCCGCCTTCTTCAAGGATATTCAGACCCAGCAGGCCAAGTCCGCCGACGAGGCCGCTAAGAAGGCCGGCCAGGACGCGGAACGCGCAGCCGAGGCCGCCCGTCGGGCGGCGCAGCGCGTCGGGGTGCAGCAGACCAAAGAAGGTCGCAAGGCCGCGCAGGCCGCAGCCGACCTCGCCGCCCGCGACGCGCAGAACGCAGCCGAGAAGGCCGCCACCGTGTACTCGCGCACCTTCGCCGGCCAAGCCCAGCAAGCGCTGCAGCGCACGGTGCAGCAGATACCCGATGTCAAGGTCGGTGCCGACACCAGCGAGGTGGACCGAGCCGTCGCGCAGATCCGCGCCGAACTGGTGCGGCTGTCGAACGCCCGGATCGGCATCGACATCGACGAGGCCGCCGCCCTGATCGAGATCGCCGCCCTGCGCGAGCGCCTGGAAGAGCTGTCCCACACCCACCCGAACGTGCAGTTCCGCTTCGACGCCTCCGTCGGTGCTGCCGAGCTGGCGCTGATCTCGCGGATGGTGTCGCGGCTCGACGGCGATGACATCGACATCCAGGTAGACGTCGACGCTGGCCGGGGCATCGCCGGGCTGCTATCGCTCTCCGACGCGACCCAGGTCAACCTGTCCTACCTGGCGACGCTGGTCGCGCTCGGCTCGTCGATCGGCACGGCCATCGTGCCGGCCGCCGCGGCGGCGACCGCGGCGATCGGGTTCATCGGCACTGCCCTCTCCGCAACGGTGGTCGGGGTCGGGGTGCTCGTGCTCGGCTTCGGCGGCATCAGCGACGCGGTCACCGCGCTCGGCCAGCAGGCCGACCAGGCCACCTCGTCGCAGGCGTCGCTGTCGCGTGCGTCGTCGCAGGTCGCCACCGCCACCGACGCGATCACCAGCGCCGAACGGCA